CTTCATCGGTGATGTTGGTGCCGATGCCGGTGATATCGCTAGCCTGCTTGAGTTCCTTGGCCGCAGTCTGCGGACTGGCGAACCCGGTGTTCACCCAGACGGCCACCGTATCAGTCACCGCCTTGGCCAGCTCCGCCTTCTCACTCTCATCCAGCACTCGCACAGATGGGAAGACCAAGTCCAGGTCGTCCGGCACTTCGCCCAGCTCCGACATGCAGATAACCGGATACAGCTTACCCTCCAGCTGCGGACGCATGTCAGTGTCTTGGTCAGTAGCAATGCGCTCTTCGTAAATGCGCTCGTCAGCGTCGTTACTCTGCCCCAGCCCAGTGATTGTCCGGCCCCACAAGCGAGTAACTGGAATCATAGCGCCGCCGCTGATATCCAGCTGGAATTGCTGGTAGCAATCACTGAGGCCGGCAAACGAATACTGCGTGGACTCAATGGAACCATCCTTGGGTAGCGGCACCAGCGACTGGTTGCTAATCAAGTGATTCACCTGACTCATGCGCATTTCAAAGTTCTGCGACGCGTCGGCCGCAATCCCTACGCCACTGAGTAACTGCGCCAGCTCTGGGAACTTCATGCCGAGAATGTTGGCGCGAAACGTGAGGCTGAGAATGTTCCAGCTCATGTTGTCGCGTTTACGAATTTCCTCATACACCGGCTCCAGCACGCTGATTCCCCACCAGCTCTGCGCTTCGCGCTCTGGCGTGGGAACTGTGGGTCCAGTGAACCGTAGCACCCGACTGGCGTGCACACGTTGACCGGTGCCACCGTTCGGAGCACGAACGGTGTAATATTCTGGGCGACCAAAGTCATCAGGACGACTAAGATCACTGCACGCTTCGCCATCTGGGCTGATGCCAGCCCAGCGATCAAACGGAATCAGACCCTTGTACGCTCCAAGTTCTACGTCCTCCGGCTTGAGAGGCTGGTCCAGTTCATTCTCGTGGCCGTCGATGACGATCAGTGCTCCGGCACCGCCGAACAGCCGTGCCCATTTAATCGCCGTTTTCACCTGCGCCTTGGTCTGAGTGCGCCGTATGGCCCGGTCAATTTTAGTAAGTTCGGCCGGGTCGATGTCGCTAGTCATGCGTGGCCATGCGCGAACCATATCGTCGGCTGGCGTGTCGACAATGCGACGGCTGATCCAATGGTTGCGGTACAGCGTAATCAGATCCCAGTAGTTATAACTGAACCGCACCAGCTCGTACTGCGTGCCTTCGGTAAGGCTGGGCGTGCCGAACCCAGTGCGCGCAGCCGGATTGCTGAAGTAATCCAGCATCCGAGCCATCATACGTTCCTGCTCAGTAGCTCCGGCCAACCCCATGTTATGTTCTTTGACCGTGGGCTTTACATCTACGGACCGCGCCTTGGCGCGTCTACTGTTACGATTCGCCAAGATCGGCTCCTACGCCGCAGTACGGCGTTCTGTAATTCCTGTGACTGCGCTGAACTGCGCACGAGTCATGGTGGTGATCTTACCGTGACTGTAGACACGATGCGGCCAGTTGACATCGTCCAGCGTAAGCATTACGGCCTGCGTACAGCGGCAGTTAGGGCATTCGCCGGCATTATAGGTGCCCAGCGTGGAACGCTCACCAATCAACGCCTCGGGCGACGGTGGGTCGTTATAGGCCACCAGCACGTTGTCCATTTTCTTGTGCGACTGCCGGGTGCGCTGGTCACGGCTACTGAGCCAGATGTACCACGGCAGACCGAGAGACTCAGCTCTGGCACGAGTAAGAGCCGCGTTAGCCTTGGCCGCCTCCGTACGGCCGATCAGGTTCACACGGCTCCTCAGTAGCGCAGGGAAACGCTTACGAGCCATCTTACTGATAGTCTCTGGGCGTGCTCCCTGCGCCGTGGCCCTGCCTAGCTCTTCGACCAGCTGTAAGGCGACGCCGCTGGGCAGGCTGGTAATGTACTTCGCGTTCTCACGGCGCAACTGGCTGATTCGCGCCCCTACGCCACCTTGTAACTCCGTATTCAGCAGATGGTACAGCCGCACTGACCCCTGAGACCGGCTGGCAGCTTGCCTCCACGACCGAGCGTTCACTTGGTAGGTCCAGCCCACCATGCGCTGCGCCAGTAGGCCGGCAGCGGTGTGGAACTCAGCGTCATCCTTGGCGCGTGCTGTAATTCCCAGCGCCCAGTCCACGTAGCTCTGGCCGGGTAGTAGTGGTCGGAAGATGTGCGCTACCAGTTTGGCAATCGCGCCTTCATACTGCTTTTCCAACCGTCGTGGAATGGAGAAGATGGTAGGTTGCGTCTTCTTGGTGGTCACGGCCTACTCTGTTCTTCTCACAGCTCGCTCAGCCTTCACACCGTTGTTGGCGTCCTTGCCCTCAACGCAGCGCGGAGACCCGTGGTCACGGTAATACTCGCGTAAGTTACCACCAGAATCCTTGTCCACAAACGTGCCGACGTAAGAGCCACACCTGTGGCACGGAATACGACGATCACGAGGAGCTGCGTCCATCACACGGTCCAGCGCACGATGTAGCTTAGCACGTTTCACATCGTCGTACGGTCGCAGAGGACGTGGCCTACCGGGAATCTCAATGGGTTCGAACCCCTCTTCTTCGAAATCATCGCTGGCCTTGAGATGATTACCATCGGCACGCTTCATTCCGCAGGCAGAACAGCTGCCAGTCTTCACGTTGTAAGCGTAATCGTGTGGCCCCATCATGGAAGCATCTGTCATCTCAGTTCTCCGTTTCTGTGGTGCGTGGACCTTCGCCGGCAAAATGTTTGATCACATCGTCGCGCACCAGAGATTCTTGCAGCGTGCGTCCATTGAGACCACCGATGGCGTTGATGCCGGCCACGCAGTGCTCTGGGAGCCAGACATACTCAAACCACGGACCACCGCTAGCCTTGCGCTTGGTTAGCTGACCATGCGCCAGTCGTAAGAATGGGATAATGTTTCCTTCCACCGGGCCACCGGCTTCCTTAAGCCGAGCCAGTAGCTCTTGCATGAATTCTGGGGGAGAGATTCGGTTCGCAGCCATCAGCCCAAGTTCCTGCACGCTGACGAACACACTGATCGGCCGTTCAAGATGTGCCGGCCAAGTAAACTCGAGCTGATTGGGAGGCTGCTGAGGTAGCACGGCAATTACCTTTCCGGTGTGATGCTGGCGACAAGCTGCATCTTCAGTGGATCAAACAACAGAGCAACTCCGGGCGTAGTGTTCAGGCCTGGAGGTCCAGGAATAGGATTCAGCGTAGCCGTGGTGCGGCTGACTACGTACTGCGGCGTAGCCGGTAAGTTCGTGGTGGGCGCATTCCACGTCAACGTCACGCTTTGCGTAGCGTTGACCACCGTGGCAGTGGCTACGTTGCTGGCCACTGAGTACTGCTGCGTGCTGGGGTCGTACGTCTGCACAATGTAGCAGTAGTGGCCGGTGCCGGGTTTGTTATCCAGGTAAGTGAGTGTTGTGCCGTAAGGCGGTGCAGCGACCAGCGGCGGATAATTCGGCGTCGTCATGTTCGGCACTGGGCACGTATACGACGGCGGAGCCAGCGGCACCTGAGAGTGAGCGCAGCCGGCAGTGAGAACCAGAGACAGAACGGTAAGTACCGCGAAGTGTAGCTTCTTCACCACAGAAATCCTCCGTTACGGTAAGCCATAGCAACCAGATCCAGAGCGCCGGACACTCCAGCTTTCTTGTACACTCTGGAGCGTATCAGACGCACTGTCTCAACACTGCGCTGGAGAGCCTCAGCGGTCTGCTTTAGTCCCATACCCTGGAACATGCAGGTTACCACCTTGGCCTCCAGCCGTGTGAATCCTATAGGCAAGTACTCAACGTTGTGCGTTACTTTTCCGAGACGGTGAGTGTGAATGTCACAGGGACAGCCGCAGGGCTTATGGTAACCGGCAAAGGGAGACTGACAACCGGCTGCGGAGTAAGTGACGTGCTCGAGGCGACGTCCGCCTTGGCGGTGAGGTTGAACGTGGTGGCCACGTCGCTGGCCGGAACAGTCACGCTGAATGTAGCGCCCGAAGCATCACTTGGATCAACGGCGATGCTGACAGCGGCGTCATCAGCGGTGAGAGTGATGTTACTCAGCTGCGGAGTGCTGTTGTCGCTGGCCTGCGCAGCCACGAGGAAGAGTGCGGAACCACCAGCTGTAATAGCTGCCATGGAATGTCTCCTTCTTAACTGACGAATGTAAAGTGCAAAGGTGGGTCGTGCGTGGTGATGCCGGCGACGAGTAAGCCACCAGCAGGCTATAAATCCCAGTAGCATAGAAGATAGCGCCACAATCACGCTGCCTCCAATCTCCACGAATTAGCGAACACGTCGTTCGCCACGTAACGCTTGGCATCGCAGCTGTGATCATGCGCCTTCACCGGTTCTTCGACGCCGCGTTCCGCGGACTTCTTGTTCCAGGCGTAAGCCGCGTGTTCTGCGATGGTCTTCTTGCAACGCTTGTGAACGCGGATCTTACGCTGGCGCAGCGCGGAGCCTACGCGGCGGATGCCGTCGCTAACTTCGTTGTCCGCATCCACTACCCAGATACCACGCTTCACAAGCTCTAGCTTAAAGCTGGCTGCGCTTGGGTCTACGATTACCTTGGGACGCTGCCGGCAACGCGACTTAGCAATGAACTGCTCAAGGTCATTGGCCAGTTCCTGGTCGGTCTTCTGCTGCATCTCTACCTTACTGTCCCAGTAATACTCCGCATCCTGCCACAGCACCCGGCCATCGTCGATCTCATCGGTAAATACGCAGGGGTTAGTGGTGCCGTAGTCGACGCCGATTATATGATTCACATAACCTTCGCGGCCACCGGGTGAGTACAGACCACGTGGACGCGTATCGTCGTCATATAGGTTAGCGTCGCTCCAGGCATCTCCGTACACTGCACCCGTGGCCATGACCCACTGGCCCTCTATGAATCGCTTATAGAATACGCCCGTGTAGAGCTTCTTCTGCGCAGCGATAAACTGCGGGTCCAGGTTAGGGTTGTCATCCATGGTGAACGTTTCATACCAGAGCAGCCCATCGCGCACAAGCTCAGCGTCATCCAGCACGTCGCTCTTAAGCCAGTGATAAGGATTGTCTGCGTTCGTGGTGCCGTACAACCGAGCACCGTGTGGCGACATACGGCTTAGCAACATCTGCCAGTAGCTCTGCGGCATCAGCACGACCTCGTCGCATACACTGGCACCCACCGTAGCGCCACGTATGTACTTCTCCGAGCCTTCGTCCTTGGCACCCATCACAATCCACTGGCTGCGGAACAGACGGAGCTCTCCGCTCTGGGCATTGTAGTGGTAATTACGTCGACCAACTATGCTGAACAGATCATTCAGCACATTGGTCTTGATGCTGGCCTTGGAAACGCCAGTAATTATTTTCTGACCGGCAACCGGGTAGTCGCAAAGGTGCAGAATCTTCGAGTGCACTCCCCACGTCTTACCAGAACGAATGGAGCCGATGAGCAGGTTGATGCGGCGGTCCAGCTCTGGTGGGCGGTAGGCGAACCGGGCCATGCGTGGCCCGTAGTTCAATGTGAGGGCAGACACTGAACTCTCCTACTTACTCGCGAACCACAACGAATCGGCTGGTATGTACTGTACATCAACAAATGTGCCATTAGAAATCGTACTAGCAACGTAAATATTTCCACCTGTAGAAAACGTAAAAGCACCTACAGCAATGAACGTGTACCTACAAGAAAAGCCGGTGTCCACGCAAGCCTGTGTTGGCGTAATAGTCTGGATTGACGGCGTGCTGGTGGCGTTGATGTACATCACCGGGCTGTCTGCCGGAGGTGCTATAGTCTGGTTAGTTCCAGACACCGAAATGGTGTTTCCTATCTTATGACTTTCAACTCCCAGAATCGTGGTCTGCACAGTACTGCCCGGCGAACCAATGAATGTTTGATTATTGTGAGTAGCAGTAGCTCCGTAGCCAAGCACCGTGGACGCTTGTGCATTAGACGGTACATTGGTGCCTGCGCCTACGCACGTCACGGCAGTTGGAGTTACGGTCGTGGCGCAGGCGTTGTCTCCATCAGCTGTACTCTCAGTACCCGTTGTAACAGCCGCAAAAGATGAAGAGCCTGTTGCCGCCATGTTGTGCGAATGGTTTGAATTCTTCAGAGCGTTAGGACCAATGCCGACAAGCAATGTTCCATCAGTCTCA